CCAGAACTAACAGCAAAAATTAAACCATTGGTAGATGCGGGGTTAAATGTTATATTTACTTTTGCACCAAAATCACCTGAGTCACCAATACATAAACTACCGCTAGAGTCGATACGCATACGCTCTGCAAGAGTTGCACTTCCTCTCGTACTAAAGGTTAAGTCCATGTTTCCAGAACCAGTAGTAGTTCCCATGATGGTTGCGAAACCACCATTGCCTGTCGTTGGTTCGCCTTGTAATGTAATGCCAACATATTGATTTGTTGTGGCACTACTGTTGTATATCGTCAGTCCGTTTCCAGTAACCCCAGATGAGTATGCGGTTGCGCTTGAAAGTTGGGTATATAGTTTTGAGCCGGGCGAACTTGTACCAATCCCCACATTACCAGAGGAGTCGATACGCATACGTTCTGTGTTTGCGCCATTTCCATAAAACGCTACAGAACCATCGGACAATCCTGCTATTCCTGAAGAAATAGTTGGATTAAAAGTAATTTTTGCTGGATTTGCGCCAGAGACAGGAGAAATTACAACTTGCGAATTAAAAGTTCCGTCACCTGTTGCAGTAATTGCCAACTTAGCGGCTGGCGAACCAGTACCAACCCCCACATTTTGGCTGGTGTCGATAGTAAGAGCCGTTGTAGCCGTACCACCAGCAGTTGTGGTTTGTAAAGCAAGCGTGCCGTCGTTACTGCCCGTGGTCTTAATGCCAGACGTACCGCTAGTTACGCCGTTGTCAGAAAGGATTGTTGATGGCATGTCTTATCCTTTCAGAGCCGCAAGTTCGGCTTTTACTGTATCTAGTTCGGCTTTTAAGTCTTTTATAGCGTTAATCATGTGCCATGTGATGTTAGATGCATCTACTGACAACACGCCTGTTGATTCTTCTTTTACACAATCAGAACATACCGTTTGAAGTTCTTGAGCAATGACACCAAGTTGAACGCCTGTTTTTTCAATAACTGTATGTGCTGGTAACTCTGTAACTTCTTCTGCGGTGCGGTATTCAAAGTTACGAACACGAATTTGGCTAATAATGCTCAAGCCTTCAGTGTTATCTACTATGTTCTTTTTGAGACGCTGGTCAGAAGTGGTAGACCAAGTAGAAGAGTTATTGCCTTGATATATACCACCGCCACCCGCATTAACAAGCCCAGTTTGCGAACCTTTGCCCGTAATAGATGAACCAATAACAATTTCAAAATTTACGCCAGTACCAGAAGCATTTATTCCATAGCCAACATAAGTATTTCCAGTACCTGTGGTTAAAACGCCACCTGTTTGATATCCTATTGAGGTGTTATAACTTGCGGTTGTTATTGAATATCCCGCCTGATACCCTATTCCTGTGTTATTAGATGCTGTGGTGTTAAAACCTAATGCGCCCGCACCTATTGCTGTATTATTTCCGCCAGTTGTATTAAATCTTAATGCACCAACGGCATTGTTTGGTTCTAAAGTTCCAACACCAACATTGTACTGACCAGTAGTGTTAGCGTAAAGAGTTTGATAACCAACGCCAGTATTTCCACCAGCATTATTGGTATATAAAGATTGATACCCTACTGCTACGCATTTGTCTCCAGTAGTGCCTGTATAGGAAGCCTGATATCCTACTGCTGTGTTGTAAGATGCTGTGGTGTTGGACAGAAGAGAATAGTATCCAACGGCTACATTGTTTGCACCAGTAGTGTTTGAGTAAAGTGCGGCATGACCAAAAGCAGAGTTGTACCCACCAGTAGTATTTGCTGTTAAGGTATTAAAACCAAAAGCGTTATTTGCCGCACCGCTTGTGTTTGCAGTCAAAGCATTTGCACCAACCGCTACGCTGTTATCTGCCACATTTGCATATAAGGCTTTGTATCCAACAGCAACAATGTTTTGATTTGTAGAGTTGGTATATGCTGATTGATAACCTACTGCTGTATTGTTAGATGCCGTAGTGTTGTTGGCTAGTGATGCTTGACCTATTGCTATATTGTAATTACCCGTTGTGTTGGCATATAAAGCAGATTGACCTAATGCTGTATTCCATGCGCCCGTTGAACTTCCACTAACACCAACCATAGCGTTATCGCCAACAGCGGTATTTAATGCTCCTGTTTGATATTGGAGTGCTTGTGCGCCAATAGCGGTATTGTAATTAGAAGCCGTATTAGCAGATAAAGCACTAGCCCCTACAGCAGTGCATCTTGATAAAGCACCACCGCCTTTACCTACTGTTAGACCTGAGATAGATGCGTCATTAGGCAGGGTCATTACCTGACCCGAACTCAATGTAAGAGCCGTTGTAGGCGTTGCACCAGTCTGAATAACCAGCGTGCCTGTTGTATCCGAAGTTACTACATAACCAGTATTTGTTGTCGTTGATGTGCTAATCGTACTCATATGATTACGTGCCTTTGTCCTGATGCAATCGTTATTGTTACACCGCTATTGACTGTTAAAGGTCCGACAGTGAAACCGTTTTGTCCAGTGGAGATTGACCCACTTACCGTGGCAGTAGATGCGTTAAGAAGCACCGCACCAATACCACCACCAATAGCGTTAGCCGTGAATTCTGCTGGATACGTGACAAACACGTCTTTCGTGCCTGCGCTAAAGTTTACCAATGCACCCGCGTTGCTGGAAGATATAACAGTTGTACGGGCTAGGGTTGTCCCTGACGATGTGTAAGTACCAATCCCAACTTCCCACTCTGAATTGCTTTGCCCAGCAATCGTGTAATAGGTGGTGTTTGTGTTGCCAATGGCGGAGAAGGACTGAAACCCAGTCGATGCACCAAGCAGAGTCACTGTTCCCGTACCAGTCGTTGTGGTAGTTTCTTTTACCCTATCTGCAAGTACAAAAGCCATATGTTTCCTTAACTTACTACGGTGTCAATCAACACCCAATCTGATGTTTCAGCGTCATCAATAAGCGCCCATCCAGCCGTTTGCGAGTCGTCTATATTTTGCCAGTTTGCGTCTTGGCTGTCTATGACAATCGTCCAGTAGACCGCTGCCATCGTGCCTTGCAGACCTCTGGCTTGCAACCCTGTTAGTGTAGGCGATATACCCGCTACGACAGTACCAACTGCGCCAGTCGCTTCCTTGCCTGTTAGTGGGAATAGTTTCTCTGGTGCTAACGTGCCTTTAGAGCCTGTAGCAGATAAGCCCGACAGCGCAACTGTTAAGCCAACGCCTAAAGTTCCTACATAACCATAACCAACATCACCTGTCTCCGCAGGAGACTGCCCCGGAGTTACTGTACCTACCGCACCCGATGCAGACTTACCAGTCAGTGATACTGTGCTGGACGGTGTTAATGTGCCTACAGACCCTGATGCTGCGTTACCCGTCAAGGCGACTGATGGGCTTGGGGTAAGCGTTCCTACCGAGCCAGAGGCTGACTTGCCTGTTAGCGCAACAGTACTTGATGGAGTAAGTGTTCCTACAAACCCAGACGCAGAAAGCCCTGTTAGGGCAACCGTCAGACTTGGGGTTACTGTACCTACAAAGCCGTTTGCTTGGTCGCCCGTCTCAGCCTGAGAGCCTGTGGCGGTTAGTGTCCCGACAAAGCCAGATGCGTTTAAACCTGTTAAGGCTACAGTTGAACTTGGGGTTACCGTCCCAACGAAGCCTGACGCGGATTTCCCTGTCAGGGCAACGACAACTGTATTCTCCCCTAACGAGGCATATGGCGCTTGTGCGTATGCGGAGATACCAAACATGGTCTACGGCTTTACGCCGCCTCCGCTTTAGGTTGTTGCCAAGCGAACTAGCGCTGCTGATGTGCTGTTAGTTGGCATCGTCAGGGTAAACGTGCCCGCTGTAATAGTCTGTGAACCGAACGTGTAAACACCCACCGCCTTGTTAGACTGGGTAGAGTTATAAATCAGCACTGTGTCAAACGCTGTGGTCAGCGTTACCGTTGTATAGGTTAATGATGCTGAAGGTGTCCAGTAAGCCGTACCTGCCGTAGAAGATGTGTTTGTCGATGCAGGGGCCGTAGCATTAGTCACAGTCACACCGCCAGCGGTGTAGTTTGTACCAGATACTTCGCCAGTAGCTGAATAAGCCGTAGTGGATGCGTTGTAAGTAGCAGAAGCCAAGTACAGCGCACCTTTGAAAGTGTCTGCGGTTGTTGCTGCGCGGATAGGGGCAACACCAAAGTTATGGGTTGCCGTCATCAACTCCGACAGGAAAGATGTGCAAAGGGATGCGGTATTTGCCATGATGGCTCCTTATGTGAAATTCTGCAATTCGCCACCGATAGGGGGCATCTTCTTTAGAGTCACATGGGCAGAACGATGGACAAGAGCGTCGTCTTTCCAATACTCAACCCAAGTGGTCAATTCGTTGTCATCCTCGAACGTACCCTCTTTCTTCTCCAAAAGGGATTCGTCCATCTCGCCTAAAGTTGTAGTTACAAGTGCCATTACGAAATCCTTATGATGGCTGAGGTGTTGGTGATTGCTGGGAATTGTACGGTGAACGTGCTTGTGCTCGTCTTGTCTGCGCCAAAATCTAGCACACAAACTGTCGGGTTGGTTGTGCCATTAGCCAAGTAAATCAAAGCGCCTCTGGCAAGGATCGAACCCGTCCACTGTGCGTTAGCAAAAGACCAATACGCGATGCTTCCGCCTGTGTCTCCAACTGTAGGAATCTGGGTGATTGTCAAAGTCTGCCCACCAGCAGAATAGTTACCCCCAGAAGCCTCGCCCGTGCTTGTGTAGGCAGTTGTGGTTTGGTTCAGCGTAGCGCTGTTGGTGTACAACGCAATCTTAAAAGTCTGCGTTGTGCCTGTGTTGAAGTTAAAGACGCCGCTAGGCATCCCTGTCTTAAACGTGTTGGTCGTCCAGTTTCCAGTGAATGCCAATTAAGTCACCTGTATCTTTGCTTGTCCGTCGCGGTATGCATCGCCACGCTCTAGACCATCACCCAGACGTTTAGCCAAGGCGAGCGCTTCTTTGTACTTTCCGTCATACAAAGCAATTAAATCTTGTTCGCCCTTCATGTATGTGTAGGCTTCCACCAAACAGCCATACAAAAGAACAGTGTCAAAGTTGTCACCCAGCCATGTAGTCGTAGCTGTAGTGATTGACTCTGGGTAATAGTAATAGTGCAACTCTACGTTGTAAGACGCATCAGGTGTTGGACCAACAATGAACGACAACTCTGTCGTAATCGTGCTACCTGTAATGGTAGGACCAAACAACGCGTAATACTTGGGTAAACCCCTATATGCAGTGCCTGTATCGGGGTACGCTTCGCGGATGAAATTCACATCTTTATTTAGCAGATAGGTGTAGTGCTCAGTAGCAGTGCCGTAGTTCTCAATGACAGCCAAAGAGTACGTAGACAAATAATCAGGAGGAGAGGATAGGTACTTTAGACCAGATGTCAAAGCACCAATCATGTTTTTGCGAAGCGATGGAAACTGTACCGAGTTGTAAATGCGTTGTTCAGCCTGCTCGATCAAACGATTGATTTGAGTTGTAGAAGACACGACCGTACCGTCCGCCAAAGTGGTAGACGGGAAGTTGTTCTCCGTGTAAGACTGAATTGCAGTTACTAACTCAGAATAGTTCATGCCATCGGGCCTCTCGCCATTACGCCTTTAGTTGCCGCGCCAGTACCACGAATTTTGATACCAGTTGTTTTAATCGTCTCATCACCAGCTGATTTGCTGATGTTGCCAACGCTTGTGTCGTAAGTGTCTAACTTGCTGCGGTTTGGATCCTTGCCGGGATTTGCAGACACAGTAACACCCTTACCAGACATAGTATGTGGCTTCGAATACGAAGATGCAGGTAGGTTATTTTTAGCCATTACTTGCTCCCTTGGTTCTTAGCGCGGGACATGTTACGACCTAATCTCATACGATCTTCGGATGTTGGGCCGCCCTTTTTGAGCTTCAAAGTGGTGCCTTTGCTACCCTTGTGCTCTTGTTTGTCGTGCTGTTTAAAAGCCTTTTTGATGAGGGCTTTGTCTTGTGCCATGTCGGCTTTGCCCAATTCCATTTTTGCCATTTTCAACTCCTAAGTTGTTGCTACCGTGACTGTACCAATTTGCACGACTAAAGCCAAGTTATTTGGAGTTAGTTCGGCATCGAAAAATGATGACCCGCCTACTGGGTTCCATCCCCATTGAATTATCCTACTTCCGCCTCCGTTATACCCATCAGCCAAATTACCAGAAACTTGATAACTTACATCAGGACGAGGCTCACGCACCGCCTGCGGGTCATTAACAGGATAGAGTCCAAGAGACAACTGAGGCTGATCTGGATCCCAGCAAGACTGACAGACCTTGATCTGAAACAGCTTAGTCTTGATGACTTCCTTCTTCAGCTGGCTGAGTTTGTACCTCTGACCACATCGGTCACATTCCGCAATCGCATACTTACCAGAAGCAAACTTACTAGGCATTAAATTAGCCTCCCACGGGTTTTACCACGAATGGCTGATCCATCAGCCCGTTTGGAAGCAGAACGAATGACCCCACCTTTCTTTTTAGGTGTAGGCATACGCGGTTCATCTGGCTGGGCAAATGGGCTCTTTCCCGACTTACGCCGCGTTTCGGCCCAAGATTGCGCTTTATCTTCAATTTCAGGTGTTCTTTTCTCAGATTTCAGTGTTTCAAGTTCTTCTTTAGTCAAAGTTGGAACAACCAAAGGGTATTCACCTTTTTCATCCTCAGACGAAAATTCCGTCATTGGATAGCCTTTTGCTGTATCTAAATACCCAAAGTACCCTTTACCTTTAACTGAATCACCAGCATGACGAAGCCCGTGAGGGGCTAAACCCTCATCGGTGTTATATCGTTTTAATCCAGTAGGCATTAGTAGAACAACTGACGAGGAACAAACCGATCCGATGCTTTCTCTCTATCTTCTTGTGAAGCCAACAGCCATTGCTGTTCGTACTCTTGCTTCAAGAACAATACACGCTCAGGAACTGCGTCCGCGCGCTTAGAAGCAATATAAAACGCCAATCCTGCCACTAAGCAAGGAATCAAACGGAATGGGATGTCTTCTACGTTCACGCCGTTACCAGCGTCTTGTAGGCGGCGCAAGCGCCAGTATATAAAGGTGTAGTCCCCACCAGCATTAGGCGTAGGCCAGACGTTGATACAAGGGAGATTCTGAACAAAGATAGCTGCGCCAGATGTATGACCCGCTGCAGTTGTGCCGCTTTGGGCACGGGTACAGTTAATCAAACTAGTACCGCTGATGTTTGTATAGCCAATCGTCTCTGAGTCAATCTTTATAAACCCAGTAGTGGTTAACCCTGATACGCTACTAAGTGGAATAGTCGTATCAGTGCTTGTGATTGTTGACGCTAGAGTGATGGATGTAGCGTTTGTTTGCGCTGTCTGGCGGTTAACCCAGACTTGAATAGGGCGACCATTTGCAAGTTTGTTAGGGATAGTTGAGTAGGTTGACTCAGAGATACGAGTGATGTTGATGTCAGTCTGAGTACTAGCCGTACCATTGTTTTGACGAATCACATGATCTAGCAGGTCAATCGTATCGTCTGGGATTGGGTAGACAGCCTGCCCAGTCACCATAGCAATAGCGCCCTCTTGGATTGTCCAAAGGTTGATACCACGATTAGCCCACTCAATCGTCAATAGATTTAACGAACGACGTGCGGTACGAAACTCATAACCAGTACGAACCTCTATACCGGCCCGCTCATACGCTTCCTCAATCAGATCATTAAGGTCTAAATTGAATGTAGACGTGCCGGTGGTGTACGCCATTACTTAAGTCCCTTTAGGGTCTCGGCTAGGCGGGCTCTTTGACCCATCTTGCCGGGGGCTTTGGCGGCTTTTGCTAGCTTCTTTGCTGGAATCGGCTTGCCTTTTTTCGCACCAAGAGCGGAGCGCAGAGCCCCGGGCTTCTTTATCGCGTTTTGTATCCATTTTTCAGCCATTATCTAAACCCCGCTGTTTTCTTTGCAATGTTTTTAGGTTGGGCTACGAATTGTTTCCCGGCTTTTTTGCCAGCACGTTTTGCACGCGTTGTTGCAGCGTACTCAGCAGGGCTGAGACTTTTGATCGCAGCTTCTGGAAGGTATCGCTCACCTGTTTTACTAGACGGTTTTCCACTTTTGGTTCTCCATTTTTGGTCACCCCAGTTCTTCAAGGACTGCTGTGGCGCTTTCAATCTCTGTAGCCTCCACCTGCTGCCTTGTACTTCTTGGCAACTAGTTGCGCCTTACGTGCTGACCACTGCCCTGCGCCTGTGCCTTGAGTAGCTGCGGCTTTCACCTGAGACACAATCCTCTTGCGAAGACTTGGCTTAGTGTAGTTACCAGCAGCATTTACCTTACCGCCTTTTTTGTATACCTCGACGTCATTCGGGTTGTCCTTGCGAACAACCTTCTTGGCTTTAGGCATCTTGGAAGCACGGACGTCGCCCATGCCACGGCTTGACATCATGATTTAGCAGTATCCGCCGCCAGCCATCTTGACTTGCTTGGCTTTGGTCTTGCCTTTAGATGCAATACCGTCAGCAGAGCGAACGAAACCGCCGGTAGCCATCTTCTTGACTTTGCCACCTTTTTTCATCATGCCCATACCACCACCCATAGAGGTGTCAGCCATAGGAGTAGGCTTTTTCATGCCGTCCTTAGCAGTGCTCATACCGGGTTTCATTGTTGGTTTGCCCATCTTAGTAGCCATACGGCCTCCTTCTTTAAAAGTTTTGCCTTTATCGGCGTTGTTGAACTCTTTGCCCACAGATTGTGGTACTCCTACTTTCTTAGCAAACGACGGATTGTGAGCTATCGCAGCCATGAAATTGTGTTGTTTTTTGCTTGTGCTAGGCATATCAGACCTTAATCGGTAAACCTTTACCAGCAAGATAACCAGCAGCTAAAAGACCAATCCAAATAAGCACTTTCTCTACAACAGTCTTACCAACTTTTTTGTAAAACTCCGAAGACAGCTCTTCAAGGGCGAGCTTAGCCGCTTCCTTGGCAATTAGTCTTTCACGATCAGTTAATTGAATATCATTCATATCAACAATTCCATGCCCGTAGGCTTTTGTTAATTCTAGAGTTCGGGTCTTTCGCTGTTTTTGCGGATGTCAGCTTCTTTTTCATGCCAGTCATCCTTGCACAAAAAGAGTCGCGCCTTGATCCGCCTTCTGGTTGCGGCGGTTTCAAGTTGTGCCCTTCTTTCTTCGCAGAGGCTCGCCCTTTGGCGTTTAAGCCCCCATTCGGATTCTTGCCTTCTTTTCTCTGCCATGCTGGTGATTTAGCCATTTACGACTTTCAAACGTGACTCCCGAATGCCTTGCAGCAACGGAACAACAACTTCCTCGCGGAAGTCCCTAGTGAAATATTCGCTACCGATATGGGGCAGACTAATATCTACGTCAACATGCACTGTGAATCCCATCTCAGTGGCTCTATCACAGAACAAATAGTCTTCGCCAACATACTGGTCATCTCTGATGTCAAAGTCAAACAAAGCCGCCATACGCTCGCCTGTAGGCTTGTTCTTGTAAGACCATTCTGGGTGCGCCTCTGCCATCTTTTCAATGACATGACGCTGAATCAGCATAAACCCTGTACCGATACGCTTGACACGCATCATCGAGCCGTCGAACACTAGTTCATCGTTCTCGTCAAAATACAGGTCTGTAAAGAACTTTTTGTCTTTAGCCCTACGTGGGTACGTGCCCGCAGTGATGTCTTTACCACCGCTTTGAGCCATAAGACGCAGGATGTCGCCGGGTGTTACCACAACATCAGAGTCAATAAACAGCAGTTCAGTGCAGTCTGTTTTCAAGAACTCATTAACCAAAGAATTGCGCGCAAGCGTAATGATGGAACAGTTAGAAATATCAGACAGCGTAACAGCAACACCAAGTCGCATAGCATCGGGCATCAACTGCGCCAACGCATATGCGGTCTTGACGTTCAAACGTCCATCATGGCAAGGTATGCCAATGAACAGCTTACGCCCTGTTAGAACTGCTTGTTTAGACTCAGCCATAGAACACTACTGCGGTTGTTGTTGCTGAAACTACGGCAGAAATGTTGGTATCACATTTGATACCTTCGCCGGGAAACACCATATAGATAGACCCAGCCGCCGCAGGTGCAGTCCAAGAGAATCGAGCGGTGCCGCCAGTTCCATCGTTCAACACAACTGTTGCGCCTGTTGAATAACTGATGGATATACCTTTGATGCGGGCTGGGCCAGCAAAAATAGTAGTGGTCGCACCTGCTGCTGCGGCTCCTGATTTAACGTCAGTTTGCATCATAATTAATCTCCTTGTTTAAACATAGGGGCCGAAGCCCCCATGATTAATTACTGTTGGCTAGCAGGAGGAGATTGAACCCCAGTGGAGTCAGCCACTGCGTAAACAATGGTGTACTGCACAGTACCAGCAGTCACTGTTGCAACTGTAGGTGACAAAACTGCTTGGATAGTTACGTCTGTAGCACCAACACCAGCACCGTTAGGTGAAGCGGTAGTAGCAGCGCCACACCAGTTAGCCAGCTTAGATGCCGCGTTGGTGTTAGCCAAACGGCCTTGTGAAGTAATGTCAGAAGAAGCCCAGTACAAGTTAGTTGTACCAGATGTTCCGATTACCACGTTAGCGGCGGTAGAGCCAGTGAAAGCGGTCAGCGTATCAATAAAGATACTGACAATTTGTGAACCAGCAGGAATGGTAAACAACGTAGTTGTTGTACCTGATGCAACAGTAGAACCTGTGTAGTCAACTTTTTTAGTTTGGCTAACAGTAGCAGTTCCAGTGTTTTGAATAGTGCCAGCGGTAGTGCCGGTTGTGTTTTTGACAGTGCCCAATAACCAAGGGCCTAGGTGAGTTGCGAATCCCATGAGGATCTCCTATACATGCGTTGTAGTGTATCAATCTGCATGAAGTCAGCCGAGCCTGTTTGATACACCGATGAATCTCGGTTGGTGCAATATACACCAAAAGAAAAGGGAGCACAAGGCTCCCTTCTCAGTTTTCCTATTAGGAGCCGGGTGAACCGAACATACCTAAAGGATCAGACCAGCCGAAGCTGTAACGCTCACGAGACTTGTAACGGACGTTACCGGTGTCGAAGTCGCCGTCCATGCCGTTACTCAAAGGAGTACGCACGAAGTGCTTCATACCGTTAGGCACGTCAGTAGTCAAGTACCAGCCGTTAGTGTCAGTCAAGAAGTGGTTCTGTGTATATCCTTCTGGGATAGAACCATTGTTCTTCAAAGCGTTGATATCGTTATCGGTTGTGCCGACACGCAAGCTAGTCTCTAAGAGACGAGTTGCAACGAACTGCAATGCTGGAGGAACAATTAACTTGCGTGGCTTAGCTGCGATCAACAGGCCGCGCTCATCAGTCCAAGCTGCGATCTGAATAACTGCGTTTTCCAACGAAGTTTCGTTCAAGTCAGCATTGGTAGATGGACGGTTGCTGTTAGTGCCACCAGAGATTAATGGGTGTGCTGTAGAGAACAAAGCAACGCCGTCGCCACCAAGGTAGCTAGAGGAGAAACCGTTATTGATTACAGAAGCAGCCTTAACTTGCTTGGTGTATGCCATAGCACGAGCCAAACCCTTGGTATAGCGAGCAGACAAAGAATCGTAGAGGTTGTCTTCGATTGCTTCTTCAGTCAAGCTAAAGCCCAAAGCGATAGTTTCGTGGTTGTAGCGAGCAGTCCATGCTTCTTGTGCATTGTCATAAGCGATGGCAGAACCCTCGTTTTTGACAGGAGCAGCAGAGAAACCAGACAGTTTGGTCTCTTCTTCAAAGCTACGCTCTGAAGTCTCTGTTTCGTAAATCTCTTTGTGCTCTTCGCCGTAGCGTGCATACTCAAGACCGAACAAAGCGTTAAGACCGGGAAGGAGTTCCTTCAGTAATTGTGCGCGTGAAATAGCCATGGTTAATTACTCCTTAAACACCAGTGGTGCTAGTGTATTGGTGCAAGTTAAACTTGACCAAGAACTCGTAATAGGTCGTAGCTGCAACACCGGGCAAGCCAGTGGCGGTATCAGGCACAACATCAATTACACGAATAGGCAATGTATTAGTGGTGTCAGCGGAAGTTCCGTCAATACCATAATAAGAATCACCTGTGGTGGTGCTGCCGGTAGCAACAGAAATCGCTACGTTAGAACCGACGATTGCACGGCTAAATGCTGTAGGAACAGTAGTTTGACCGTTTGTAGCAACCACTTTGAAGATTGCGTTGGGATCATCCACAACATAGGCGAAAGCCATAGCTGTAGAAGTTGAGGTAGCAGCTGGGTAATATTGACCTTGAACAGTTTGACCTGCCGAGTTCACATATTGGCAACCAACCAACACACCTACGTTAGTGCCAGTATTAGTTGTGCTACCAGCTACAATATAGCCGTTAGTATCAACCTTTACGGTGTCACCATTGAGAATAGCGGTCGCGTAAGCTGGCGCTACAGGAATTTGACGGATCGCTCCGGCGTATGGTAGACCATCTAATCGATTTAGAGGTTTAAATCCATACGTCTTATCGACGGTGGGATAAGCCATTTAAGACTCCTATAAAGTTTTAAGTACCTTTACCAAAGCTAGTCGAAGATTTACTTTCCCTAAAGATAGGCATCCTCGCGTCGCTTTGACGCATTAAATTGTTATCAACCGCTTCTGTCTGCGACTGAGTCAACTTAGCAAAGTGAGCATCACGTTGCTGCATAAACTCTTGCGGACATTTGCATAGTAACAATCCGCCAATCTCAATCTGACCGCTGAAGCGGCTGTTGGGATCGACTAGCAGTCTAAATTTCGGTTGCTCCTCTGAAGAAACGGGTTCCCAACCTTCACGGTATTTACCCGTAATGTTACGTTGGTCGTAATCATTCAAAGTAGAAACACGAATCCATCTGTACGCATAGCCCGGTTCCTTGTCAGGTTCCGGTAGTAAATCCGCTTGCTGCCACTGCTTAGGGCGTTCTTGCATTGATCTACTAGTCATCTCGCGTTGTAATCTGTTTTCTGTAGCCATTTAGGCCTCCAATCTTGTCATTTCACGAGCATATTGCTCGTTGGTTAGTCCGAGTTTCTTTGCCAAGGCAGCTTGCGTTTTCGATAGCACTACCTGTTTGGAGGATGTACTACGTTTCGCAGGTGCGACCACCGTGCTTGGTTTTGTACGAGTAGGTTTATCAGCCTCTTCGTTTTTTGTAGCTGTAGCAAATTCTTCTGGGAATCTACGTCCAACTTCTTTATCGATACTTTTGAAATATTCATCAGTACCGATGTACGCTTTACCGTACCGCGCCGCTAACTCTTCGTGAATACCTTCAGCGTACTTTCGCATCGCTATTTTGTTCTGGTCTACAAACCAAGGGTTTCTGGACACCCAGCTTGCGACCTTCGGATCCATTTGCTGTGTTTGCTGCGCTTGTGGGGTAGTTTGTACATCATTTTCTGACATTTGTACAGCGGGCTTGTAACTTTTTGCTTTGTCAAGTTTCATTTCCGCACGTACTAGCTCTCGCTGAGCTTCTAAAAGCTTATCGGAGTCTCCAGAGTCATAAGCCTCTTTATAGTTCCGTTCTGCTTTATCCACCTCTAACTCTGCTGACGCTTGGTAATTAGAAATTAATTCTTTTTCACCACTTTGCAGCATAGTTTTAAGTCTACGGTTCTCATCTAAGATCCGTTGTGTAGCCTGCAGGGCCTCTTGCTGCTCTCGCAGTGCCACCTCTTTAGCCCTACGCTCATCGTGCCAAGCCTTCTTGTACTGTGTAAACTTGGTCTTTACATTTTTAGAGTAATCCTGAGACTCATCAGCTATCTCAAGCTCTTCTTTGATGTCGTCAGGCAAAGGCTCAATAAAACGGTCTTCTGGAGGAGTGTCATCAACGATATCGACTTCTATGTCGTTATCGCCTTCTACGGTTATTTCCAACTTATCTTCGGATTTATCCTCATCTGGAAATTTGTAATCATCATCAAATTTAGGCATGTGCGTTCCTTATTTACGTTTAATGCCGCGTGGGTCTTCTACTACACCTTCGACGTTGTCGTCATAGATGATGCGGAATTCGCGGTCGTGGATCAGTAGGCGTGTACCAGCATTTGGACGAACCAAAATGAAGTCACCTTTTTTGCACCAAGCTCCGTTAGGAAACTTAGTCTTATCTATGTAGCAGTCTGGTCCCATATCCACAACGAATAAAACTGTTGTTAACAGCTCTTCGATGCGTCTAGTTTCATCAGACTTCACCAAGCCAATTTCGCTACTTTCAAACTCTTCTTCTGCCTCTGGAATAGCGCAAAGAATGCGATACCCAGCGGGTTTAGGGAGTTGCTTGGCTTTCTCTTCTGTACTCTTGTTCAGTACCTGCGTCAGGTCCACTGCTTTTAAAAGATCAATGTTAGTCGTCATGGGACTCCATGTTTTTTGTCAGGTCTGTGATGAATCGACGAGCCGTGAGTAGACCTGTAATAACCCCACACATATAGCGATACTCTTCAAAGCTCTTAGCACTGCTAGCGCCAAGATCTTCTTCAAGCCGTTTTATGTTATCGTCAATTTGTTTTGTGAAATGTTCCGCTGTCTTTAAAACTTCGTACATCATTCACCTTTCTTTGTTGGCTTGTTAGCCATTTGTTGCTCTGCTTGATAGAGAGCCATTTGTTGTTGGTGTGACAGAGTCAAACCATGTTTGTGCATATCTACAGCTGATGAGAAACCTTTCTGTTCATGAGAGTGATCGCGCTGAGCTTTCTCTCCATGTACTTTAGAGGCGAGTTTTGCTCCCTCAGTTTCTTGTTGTGCTGCGATACGATCACGCTCAACTTGAATCTGCGCTGCCTTGAGAGCCGCATCAGACTGATCTTTCTGAGTCTTACGCTGCAAGTCTTGACCCTTGATCTGCAACTCTTGTTGTTGCAACTGAATGAGAGGATCTTGAGCTTGTTGTTGAGCTTGAGCTTGTTTAGCTTCTTGGCTGTGTTGCTGTAGCAACTGTTGCGCAGCTTGTGCTGCCATTTGAGATACTTTGACCTCCATGTCTGGAGCCATTTCTTTCTCGCCTGCATCGTCTTGATGTGGTGGCAAAGTCTGCCCCATCATCTGCTCCATCTGCTTGCGATACTCCATACCCAAATGCTCTGCAATATGAGCTGACATCGCCGCTTGGATAGTCTGAGCCATCTGTGGGTTTTGTCCGATCAACTGTTGCATGTGTGGATCTTGCGCTGCTGACATATGCACCGCGATATGCGCTCTATGATCTTGGTACAAGAACGCTTTGACTGGTTTGTTACTGAGTATGTTCATGTTCTCAGTGACGGGGTCACGAGGCTTCATATCCTCTGCCATCGGTACAAGTTTTTGGTAATTCTTAATGCCGATGACGTCTAACATCTGACGATGTAATAGCGGAAGGTCGTACAACTGTGGCGCTGTTTGTGCTAGCTGGAGAACTGCTTGATATTGAACAATCTTCTGAGCCATAGTAGCCGCGTTGGGGTCACTAACGGGCAGGATATTCACAGCCTTATAGTCGGACTTCTTAGCCATCCGGGACCCCTCATCTGGGTCGTAGTCATACTCATCGGGGGCGTTATCGGCGATTATTTCCTTGAGTAACTCAAACTCTTGACGCATCGCATAGTGAATGCGAGCTTGAACAGCTGACATTGATTTCAACGTACGCTCAAGAATAGCTAGAGTAGTACCAACTGGAGAGCCTGCAGACATATCTGCAACTTGCAGATCCGCAGTACCAGCAAAGCGACGACCATCTTCAACAATCTGATTCAACAACGCCAACAGAACCTGTGAAGGCTCCTTGTATGGCAAGGTCATTATGTTGTCTTTGATCGAACCGCTTGGGACGTCCATGTCCCTAAACTCACCCGGTGCTATCGGTGTGTCGTCACCTTTAGACCTAAGCCCACGAGTTTTAAAACCGCCCGGTAAATTCGATAGCGTGCCCGCGTCAACCAATTGACGAAGGATAGAAGTACCCGATTTAGAGAAAGCGCCAATGAGATGAATAAGCCCAAAAGCGTAAAAACCAAAACCCGGTATATATGGGTAATGTACGAAGTGTGCTCGTTTTTGATAAGTATCATCTTCCTCTTTCCAGTTTCTGCGGATAGCCAAAATCTGCCCAGATGACTTCTCTAGTGTCACAACGTAAGGTAGTGCAATACCTGTCTGCTCACCTTTGTCTGTCTCATGCTCAAAGCCCGGAAGGTCAAGCTCCACGTGCATCTCGAGCAATTTAAAGCGGTCATCTTGAGTAGCTCTAAAACCTAACTTCTCAGCAATCTTCTTCTCTACTTCATCCATCACGCCAGTTGGGTCGCCAAGGTCTACGTCACGATAGAACCCGTCAAACTGCAACTTGCGAACTTCGTTAGGAGTTTTGCGCATCACATGAGTAACACGCTCCGCTGCTTCTAGACTAGATGCACCATATGGCACGACCACATCTTCCGCAGGACAGAACATAGCGACTTGCCGTTGCAAACTAGAGTCTTCATAGACTTTCTTGAACGCATTACCTGAGAGACCCAAGCCCCACAACATGCGCTCATGCTCTGGACGGTACTCTTTCATCACCTCAGTCAACTGATAGTTCATATCAGTCTGCACGCGCTCTGCTTGCTCTTTCTTCTCTGGGGTTTCTTTGCCGATGATCGCAGTCTTGACAGGACCAGCAGCTGGGAACGTAGACATCATTGTCTCGGCTTGGAACTTCACAAGTGACTCAGCCAAGAGTGGGTGGAACACGCCACAAGCGCCGGGCCAAGGCTCCATACGCTCTTCAATCTTCATGCCGAGCAACTCAAGACCATCTACATAGGTCTGTACCCAGTCCTTGCGACTAGAGACGTCAGTCTCAAAGTCTCCTAATAGATCGCCCGCTATCTTTAATAGCGTAGCCTCATCCATTTCTTCTGCGAGGTTGCGGCTGAAGTCTTCTGTCTCCTCGCCCTCTTGCATGTCAATCTCAAAGCCCGGCCCTTTAATATTTACTGCCTCTGGATCCTCGATAGTGATCTCAATCGGTTCTTCTTCAGCGCCAATTTGCTCAATACCTTGAGGAGCCTGATATAAAGCCTTGTCTATTGCCATGATGTATCCTTAGTAGTAAGCCGCTTTTTTGCGGTACATATTTAACATGCTCGGTTCGTCCGGTTCATCAGTGTCTAGTCGGATAAACCCGCCCTGCCTGAATCTTAACAGCGCAAGTGTGGTTGAGTCCACTAAGTCGTCGTTAGCGCCAGAGGGAAAGTCGTTGCATTCCTCTATTACTTCCTTCGCCCAACGCCTATCCGGAGCGTACACCACTCCCCCTTGGAATAATGCCGATACCGCGTTCACACGAGCTATCTTGTCCTGACCTTTTCCGGGAGTGAACTCACCTACGGGTATACCCATCCTGCGAAACTCTTGATATAGCACTGCACCGTTAGACTTTTTCTCAACCATAAACGCATCGGGTTGCCACTCTCTATATTCCTGTATGGTTATCTCTTTTAGCTCGTGATATTCCGCACGTTTCTTAATAGCATTTAGCAAAATGATGGCGTAGTTGTTAGTTTCTTCGTTAAAAAACACGCCCCATGTTGTCAAAGCGTTATAGTCAGACCTATTGTTAGCTTCTTGCGCAGCGTCAAGCGACATAATGATAAATTCGCATGCGGGAGGGGCCTCTTTATCCCAAATTTTCCACCACTCCCTCTTAATTAGAGCGCCTTCCTCTGATACAGGGTTTTGCATGTACTGGGCATTCCAGTACCTTATATCTAGAGCAGCCTTTTTAGCCAATAACTCTTCTACAGGCCAAAAATCAGGCCAAAGAGCTTCGCCATCGTCCTTAATTGCTGGAAACTCTACCACTTCCCAAGGATCTACCTCATCATTTCGGTCCATTTGGGTAATGATCTGCCCTGTCAGGTCCAATTTAGACCATCTAGTCATCACTACGATGATTGCACCACCCGGCATAAGACGCTGGAGAGGACCAGACTGGAACCACTCCCAAGCAGGAAGAAATACATCTGGACGACCCGTCTTCGCTTCTTGCTCAGAGTGGGGGTCATCAATGATAAATAAATCCGCGCCCCTACCAGCAAGAGCACCACCCACACCAATAGCAAAATATTCGCCATTAAAGTTAGTTCCCCATCTTGACGCTGACTTTGAGTCAGATTGCAGTTCTACCTGCGGAAAAATGTCCTTGTAGTTGTCTGAACCCACAAGGTTACGTACACGGCGTCCAAAGTTAACAGCCAGATCCGCTGTGTGGGAAGCCATGATGATCTTTTTCTGAGGATACTTACCCAAGAACCACGCAGGAGCGAGATAGGATATAAGTTCTGACTTACCATGCCTCGGAGCGATATTAACAATGACTCGTTTTTTCTTACCGTTAGCAATATCTTCAAAAATTTGAGCCAGTTTGAGATGGTGGGGACCGACTTTGTACCCCGGATACACATGTTTAACAAAGTCAAGGAAGCTCTCCTTTCCCAAATTCTGGGTTAGTT